CGTTTGAACGCAGATCTATTGAATACATCTTACAGAACCCAACTTACTGCGGTATGATCCGGTGGAACCGTACCGTAAGCGAAACAAACGAAATCCGGCCGGAATCAGAATGGATTGTCTCTGATGGTCAGCAACCTGCTATTATATCTAAAGAATTATTTGACAAAGCGCAGATCCGTTACAAAAGCGAATACAAACCATCCGGCACCAGACCATCCTCTACATACAAACATTGGCTATCAGGTCTTATGAAGTGCCCTGTATGCGGAAGAACCATGATTGCCAAAACAGTAAATAACCAAAAATCATACTGCTATTTTACATGCTATGGGTACTCAAAAGGAAAATGCCTTGCAAAAACATCTGTAAGCTCGTTAAGGTTAGAACCGGCGGTACTTGCATCTATAAAAGAAGTTCTGGACACTGGCAACATCATCTACAGGCACGTTGAACCGGTGCAGGAAACTTCTGTGGATCTAAACGTCATTATTACGGAGCAGTTAAGAAAGAATGCGGAAAAATTTGACCGCATCAGAGAAGCGTACCGTAATGGAGTAGATACACTTGACGAATATAAAGAAAATAAGCGCATGGTTCAGGAAGAAAAAGAGATGCTGGAAAAGCAGCTTGCAGACATAAAACCAGCAGAACCTACTATTGATACTTCTAAAATCGCTATGTTGGAAAAAGTAAGAAATGTATATGAAATCATAGAATCTGACTCTGTGGATCCTGTAACCAAAAATGAAATCCTAAAGAGCGTGATAGAAAAGATTATATATGATCGCTCAAAAGATGAGCTGAAAGTTTATTACTACTATGCGCCGGAATCCCAGTAA